CCTGGCGTTGTTGCCCCCAACAAGTGAACCCAAACATTTGGTATTTCTTCCTTTCCTCTAGCGTGCGTGTCATATGTATAGCGTCCTTCGCAATCATACCACTTACAAAGCATTGACAACATTTCTCTTGATCCATAACCAAGAAACACTGTCAGTTCACTACTGTGTATTGTCATACTAGAATGGTGAATCATAGTACTATCTTCTGTCTGATCTACAGCTGCACTCTCCTGCAAACTCTTGATTAATTTCTGACGACTAGACTCATCACTAGCAGCCGCTATTCCTAAAGCATCTAAGAATGATTTTCCTACCCTCATTGCAGTTCCTTTACGTGCTGCAGGAGGTCCGACAAGCACAATGTACATGTTGGGGTAGAATGTTTCTGTTCCCCACTGTAGAACACATTTACGTTCCATGACGCTAGCGATGGTTGACAAGGCAACCCAACGTCTAAATCCAACAGGAGGCTCAGTGTTCTCAGTAAACTCCATGTACGAGTCTACCCAATCATTGAGTACTCTGTTTGACATAGTTTTCCAGCTCCGCAGATAAATCACCCATGCTTAAGGTATCAACTTTTTTAGCGTTCCACTCGATCATATTCTTCTTGTCGAATGTGAATCCTATTTCAGTATCAACAGGAATAGAAAAGGTCTTTCCTCTCCATTCTAACTCATGCTCCAAACTTTCCTTGACTGCCTTGATAATCTCTATTATACGTTCATTGCCCACTGATAGTGGAATCTGATAACGGATACTATCATGGATAGTGTTAAGGAATTGAACTTCTGGAAAAAGATCTTGACGTTGATATAGAAAACAGACTCCGTATGTATTCATTAGTTCAGCAATAGTAGACTGTGGTATGTATGAGTATGCGACTTTAAATAGATCATGTCCCCAGCGATCAAGGAATGTCCGTCTACGCCCGAAACAATTTGTTAGTGTCTTATTACTTCTGCTTAGTTCCTCACGTACTGTAGCATGCCATTCACGTACGCCCTTGTAGATATGGTGATACTTCTCTACAATGTTCTTAGCTTCACCTTCTGTGATCTGATAGTAGAGGGCGAAACTCCTGTATCCAAGATCATAGTTGAGTCCGTGGTTAGCACGCTTGCCCCAGTCCCTCTGATCTTTAGATACTTCTTCTGGTTGTAGTTCATAGATCATGCTAGCTGTTTGCGTATGAATATCTATACCTTCTTCAAATGCTCTCATCATCTTATTTTCACCGCTAACAAATGCGACTACTCTATTCTCTGCTTGTCCTAAGTCTTGATTGATTAGAATATGACCTTCATCAGCAAGCATTAAAGAATTCATTTGCCACGGTTGATTCTGAAGATTAGCACCTGTTCCGCGTATTGTCTTGGAACTACTGATACGTCCTTGAGCAGTACCTACAGGATTGAATGAACAGCGTAGACGATTGTCCTCATCGAGTTTCATCTCATAGTACGTACCTTGCATCTTACGCTCTTTGCGTAGTTCAAGTATTACATCAGCCTCTTTCATACCCTTAGCACTCATACGCTTAAGTGCCTTGTCGTCTACAGTAATGTTGCCGTTCTTTGTGTAAGCTCTCTGGCGCTTCTCAATGTAGAAGTATTCTTTGAGTTGCTTAGGACTATTGGGATTCAGTTCCTTTCCCGCTAGTTCATTCAGCTGTTCCTGTAAAGCTGCTATCTTACGTGAACACTCCATTGATGCCTCACTCATAGCATCAGTATCCATTCTTATGCCTTTGTTTCCTGCATAGACTAACGGATGAAGAAGGGAACGCTGTTTCTCATACGCATCAAAGTTACCCTGCTTTTTTAGTTCTTCTTCTTGTCTCGGAAAGATCTCCATGAGAACAGCACTATCCATAGCATTGTATCGTCTGAATACTTCTTCACTGCCGAATGGGTTCTTGAACCATTCCTTACCGTCATCCTTGTAGTAAGGTTCACCGTCACAGTACTGTGCCACGAGGAAGTCAAGTCCTTTGGGAAAGTCTGGATATAGTATCCCCGCTGCTATCATCGTATCTTGCAACGGCTTACCGACTATACCATACTTGGAATAAAGAAAGGTAGCATCGAAAGACAAGTTCTGTCCTATCTTTTCAACATTTTCATCCTCTAACAGATCAGCCAACAAACACATGATGTGAGCTTCTTGCTCAGGATTCCAATAGTCTGCTTGCCCATTTACAAATGGTATGCAAACGCTCATGTCAGGCTCAGATGCTATGGCTATATGACTCATCTCCATACCACGAACCTCGATGTCATACGCAACACGGTCTAGCTTACGGCAACGTCCAATGAACTGTTCAACATCTTCCATTGATGGGTTAAGAACAAGGTGTCTGTTTCTAAGTCGCATCTCAGGAAACTCACTCTCCTTACGAACACGCAAGAAGTCGTTCACAATAAAATACCGAAACAAGAACTCACGTAAAGCAGCGCTCGGATGTATTACAGGTATAACCTTCTTTCCCGGCAGTAGAGTGCTTTCAAGAATAGAGCCGCGTTGCTTCGTTACATTAGTCTTGCCTGTCAAAGTATAAAGAGATACATTGCCCAGTGCTACAATTACATTAGCCTTACTGTCGGCCAAGCGTTGTCGTAAACTTTCCCTGTTAGAGTGGTACTCAGGGCTTTCTCTTGTCTTACCTTCTTGTACACGCAAGAATGGACTTATGTCATTACGTGCAGGTCTGAATTGGAACACATTATCTAAGTAACATTGTTGTCTACTTATACCCGCATGTTGTAAGAGTTCAGTTAGTAGTTGTCCTGCCTTACCTACGAACGCACCCCCACAGCGTTCTTCTTCAGCACCCGGATATTCCCCCACGATAGCTATCTTCTCAAAGGGACTACCTGCAACGTAAGGTGCATCAGTCATAGTTTCTCCCCTCGTTTTATTTTCTCCCCAACCTTCTTATAGTACTCCTTAGCCTCTCCTACTCGCTTAGTCTTGTTCTTCTCGTGGCTCTTATCACGAACATCTATTCCGCTATACGCAACTTGACAACTGAAGCAAGCATAGACATCTGCATTTATAGCGCCCCTTAGTCTAGTCCCACATTCATTGCACCTCATCTATAGCTCTTATACTTTCCAGGCTCTCCATCCATCACCCTTTTTAAATATGAGTTTTTGTATTCTTGGCTAAGATCAAAACCAAAACAAGTATTACCTAAGTTAGATGCAGCCAGTAGAGTGTTGCCACTGCCTAAGAAGGGAACCATTATGTGACCGCCAGGCACTGCAAAGGTTTTTATGACTTCTTCTATCATCTCTATAGGCCGTTCTGTCGGATGTACTTTATGCTCAGGATGTAATGATTTAAAGTTAAATTGATTTGTTCTACCTGCTTGCCTTATTATTGCTGAGTTACCTTTACGTGCATAGAAGAATGGTTCATAGACATTTCCAAGTCTAAACTCAGGATTTCTAGTTTGACCCTGATGATCAGTCTTTGTCCAGATTGCAGGTAGATCACAGACTTGAAACCCTGCACTCTCCAAGCTAGCTAGAACAACATGATACCACTGAATACCATACCAACATACTATCCACCCGTTAGGAGCTAACACACGAAAGCACTCCGTGAATAGATTGTCTAAAAAGTCTTGGTAATCTTCGGAAGATACTTCGTTATAGTTTTCTATACCGGGACTTGTGTCTCTTTCAGCCCCTCTTTTTATCTTGTCAAGTGCTATAGCATACGGAGGATCTACTTCTATAAACGTAGCAGCTCTGTCTGGTACATTTGCAACCCCCTCAAAGAAATCCTTGACTATATAACCATTAGTTAGCGTACGTTTGAGTCGCTCTTTCCCATCGTTCTGCAAAGACTTCTCCAGATTCTCTGCAACAACCTTTTCTTCTTTCCGTCTTTCAATTTTCTTAAGCGTCCGTAAGGCTTCACTTTTGCTTTTTGCTTTGGATAGTTCATTTTCATGTTCCTCCAAGCCCCGCGCTAAAGTAAGATCACGGCTTATGCTAGCAGGACTTGTCCCCAGTATCTTAGCTGTATCACGCATAGAGTGACCACCGCCAGATCCTGATTGCTTGCCATGCCGTTCCTCCTGTAGCTTTTGAATTTGATCTCGTAGAGCTACTTCTTCTTTCCAATCAAAGTCATCCCTACTGACATTCTCCATCAGTTCTATTTCTTTTTGGTCTAGGTCTGACAAAGTATCAGAGTAAACCCTGCATGGGATGTGTGTAGTTTCAGATAACACAATAGCAGAAAATCTACGTCCACCAGCTAACAACTTGTAGGAGTCATCATTCTTACGCATGACCGCTATAGGCTGTATTAAACCTTTCTCTGCTATATCTTTTGCTAATACATCTAAATCTTTATAGTTTTCTCTTGCCCGATCAGAAAACTCTATGGCACTAACTGGGACATTTAACAACTCTACAAACACTTCACTCATTTTTCTGTCCTTAGAGTATTAAGCAACAAATGCAACTGCTCGTCATTAAGACCAGCTAACATCTTTTGCGTACGTTTTGGTTTTGTCTTCTTGTTAAATTTAGCTTGACTACGTTCCCTCCTACGCTTGCGAACATCCAGAATTAAGTTAAGTCTTTCCTTCTCGGGTAGTATCTGTAGTCTGGTTTGTTCGCTGTTCAGATCCATTTTCCATGCCTTTCATTGTCATGGCTGCGATGTCAAGGTGCTTCGTTATTAAGTCTTTCATAACAGCTGTGGGATCTTCTTCTAATTGCTCCACAAACCCTTGTATCAGAGCTCTGTAGGTATGTTTTCTCCAACCATGTGGAATACATCGCACAAGAACTTCGTGCTGTTCATCAGGTATATCAAAAGTTAATCGCATATCTCCTCGTTAAGTAAAAAGAAAGAGAGGCGAGCCTACATTGCCCGCCTCTCGATCTTCAGAATGTTGCTAGAGGGTTACTTCTTTTTGATGAAACGGCGCACACTGTTTTGTGGCTCTCCGTTTAATCCAGTATCCTCAGCGATGATGACCCATCCCTCAAGTCCTAACATGTCTTCAGTTTGAATGTTACCACCAGTATCAATACCGAAGCAGTCACAGAACATCTTGAAACGGTTGACTTGTTTGACGTAACGCTTTGGATCATCTTCCTTAGTAGTTGCTGACGGAATAGGTAGCCATACACGTATGTCATCTACAAGCTTATCATCGGGAACATCAAACGTAAGCGCAAGGTTGAAACGACTAGGATCATTACGATTAGGAGTTTCCTCTGCACGACCAATCCGTAGCATTACTTCCTCGCCATCTTTCAGCGTTTTTAGTTCTTCTGCATCATTCAAGTTAACATCTAAGATTCCCATTTGGGTTTCTCCTTTAAGTTATTAATAAAAGATAAAGACTACTGTGTACCATTCAGCAACACAGTTACGATAATAAAAGATTTTTGATTGGGGTTCCTAAGCCCAGTTAACATCCACAGTTCTCTTTCAGTATATACGCTGTTCCTACCATAGCGGACAGCCAAATAATAAAAGTAACAATAAACATTGCTCTGTCCCACTTCTTTTTGGACGCTTGGTAACGAAAAACAAGGCGGTGTAGAAGTGACCTTTTAGCCTTCCCATGAGAGAACGATTCCCTCGACTTTTTGCCCACCTCTACACCTCTTCTTCTTTAGGAAAAAGTTCATCCCATTCATTATTTGATATTCCAGTCATGAGAGCCTCGCGTTGCTCACTTGTTAGTTCTGGAAACAAGTCCTGTATAAAGATACCAGAATTAGGACTTAATTTTAAACGCTCTTTAAACATAGCTAAAGGCACATCTAAGCGGTGAACATGTTGCATTCCTGAGTGTATACTCTTAGCAACTATGGCTGTCTTGTGTTTGCCAGCTAGCATATCAGCACCATACTTAAGCAATCCTTTAAAGTATGTACCTTCATAGGGAACCATGTTGTCTAGTTCTTCCATGCTACGTTCTTCATAGTAAGTATCTTCTTCATTCTCTAAGTGGTCTGGATGATCCATTAGAATAAGCTCTCCTTGTTACCATCGTCACGACCTGCTTTACGTAGTAAGGCATTAAGATCAGGCTTCTCATGTTGCTCGAAACGTGAACCACCCATACGAGTCTCCGCTTTGTAGTACCCATCGTTCTTGGTTAGCAAGGTATGATTGACACCCCCTGATGAGTTCTTAACAAGAGACACATACTTCTCATCGAAGACAAGAGGTACCTTCTCACTCAGCTTTCCGGCAAGCAAGAGTCCTGTTTCTATCTTACCCGATACCTCATCTTTGATAAGTCCTATGTGGCCAGTTACGAGTGTATGACAAGGGTAACCCATGAGAACGCCAAGCCAATCTACGGCAGTCATTTGTTGCACAAGATAGTCCTGTAGTTCTGGGTTGCCACCTTTACGAGTCTTACCACGAGTACCTCTACGTAGTATCTCCCACATCATACAGTCAGCCCACTTCGTAGCACTATCAAGAACATAGGTTCCGATGTGATCAAAGAAGCCTTCCTTCTTACGTTGCTCCATCTCTTTCTCCCACTCATTGAATGCGAACGGGTCTTTCCATGAATCGCCTTCCCACTTATTCTCTACCATGATGTCACCATTCTTGATGCCATCTTGCAGAGCTAATGTCTTGGTGCCACCTGGGTCGAACGAGTCAATGAATACTGGAGTGGGGCATGTGCTAGCTAGTTGTGTCTTGCCTGTACCGAAGTCTCCATAGACAAGGAAGTTAGAATACTTACTGCTACTCTCCGCATAGCGGGCGCGTGTTGCCTCCGCTCTTTCTTTGATGCGAAGGAACTTATCGCTACTTGATTGAGTCATCTTATTTCTCCTGTGTAGGCCAGTGATAGTCTAAACGAGGACTTTCTTTCCATCCGTATTGAGTGTAATGATCTGGTTCTTTCCAGAGCAAGGCAGCTCTATGTGAGGCATGTACACGGTTGTCTCCCCACCACTCAGGCATTTCTATGTTCTCGAGTATAGGTGAGAACAATTCCATAGTGTTGTTGAATCCACGACTAATCCATTCCGATATACATATGTCGTGATACCACTTAAGTGCAGGAATATAGCCGTCCCACATCTTAGTAGCAGGATGATTCTTCCATCCATAGTCTTCTATGGTAAGTGCTTTGATAATCTGGGACGCTTCTACACGTTGCTTGCCGAGTCTCTTATAATCGAGACACTCAATGGAAGTGTGAACATCGTCAAACGGAACAAAGGTCTGCATAGCTTCTCCTTAGTAAATAGAAAG